CATCACGAAGTTCTGCAAGAATCTTATCGTCTGGAACATAGCCATGCTTTTCACGCAACTGAATTACCATAAAGTTAAAGTAGCGGTCTACAGTTTCACCCCATGTCTCACGGCGATTCTCATCCTCTAGCCAGCGGGCGTATCGGGAGAGTGCGATAAAATTTTCATATGGGTTTTCAATTGTATTAGACATGTTGCTCCTTGGATTTTTAGAATAGAGATTAAGTGTACCACATTTTTTTTTCAAAAATTAGATTTTTGAATTTGTTTGAGTCTTTTAACGGCTGGTTTTGTAACCTTATTCCAGTTATAATCTCGGTGTATCAAGAAAGAGTTTTTATAAGCTAAATCAGAATATTTTTCATAATTCTCATAAACATCTTTCATATAAAAAACTAGCTCGTTATAATCTGGTTTCATCATTTGGCCTGGGTGTATGTCTGGCCATGGAGAAGAAACATATGTTGAGCTTATTGGGGCAGTAATATATTTTTTATATGGAGCCCATTCACTTGTTGATATGGCTGGTATTCCCTTTGCCATAGACTGTAGTGGGTTAAATCCAAAACCTTCACCCCAAGATGGATATATAAAAGCGTCACACAAATCATATAGCCCATTTATTTGATCAACACTAATTCTAGATTCTATAGTTTTTATATTTTCATAGACAGCTGATGGAGATCCAATTATGCGACCATCAACCTTATCAAATATTTTAGTTGTATTTATTCCAGTACACTTCATTACTAGTTCAACATTTGGGTTATCTCCAAATAGGCTGGTGAATGCGTCCACTACCATCTGCCCGTCTTTTCTTGAAAAGGGTTCTCCAATGTGAAGGAATCTGAAGGGGCGGTTAGGATTGATGGACCTTTTCAAAGGAATCCAGCTATCTTCAATTCCATGATGATAAACAAATATTGGCTTGCTTGTATATTTAGAAAACATTTCAGCACACCATTCTGATGTTGTCCAAAGTTCATCAATAATTTCATTTAATGGCTTTCTCCAGCTAGGATATATACCAGTTGATTCCCAAGGAGTATAACCAATTTTATATTGATTCTCACCAAATAGATATTTATTTGGCTGAACAAAAGAAATTCCTATATTAGCTTCTTTTGATTTTACTAAAGGCTCTATGCTTTGATTATTAAATTCTTTAAATATCTGCCAGGAAGCTTCGCCATACCCCACATTTCTATCCATGTATTCTGGAGCACCAGTAAATGAGACTTTGAGCACAAATTCTTCCGTTCGCTTGTTTTTCTTATTGTATCATGATACGATAGATTTTACTACTCTTTCCTGAAGGAGGTTCAAAATGAACAATGAGAACAAAACAAGGATGAGAACAACATGGATAATGATTGGTGTGACAATTCTCACACTATTTATTACTGGAAATAATGCTGCAAATGCATTAACGGCAGAAACAATTGTGTATAATAGTAATATATTATATATTAATAAAATTAATAATTTAGTTAATATTAAAGATATTATATATATTAAATATATTAATAATAAAGTAAAGATAAAAAATAAAACTCTTTATTTAATTAATGATCGTACTACTAGAAGCAATTTTTTAATGCCCGCATATAGCGTAAAGCTAAATTCAATATCAAGAGTAGACAAGCGGGTAATCATATCAAGACTGGCGAACGCAATCAAAGCCCAGGAAACTGGTGGAGCAGGTGCTTACACTCGCCATTCTTATTCAAGCAGTGCATGTGGCGCTTACCAATACATGCCTAGTACGTGGGGAGACTTTATGGGATATAAAAATCCTTGCAAGGCTCCTGCATGGGTACAAGATGAAAAGATGATTTCAGAATTGGAATGGTCTTACAAGCACTATGGAACCTGGGCACAGGCCGTAGCTGCACACTTGTCTCCAACAAGAGCTTGGAACGTCAGAAGTTGGTCAAAGCCAATGGCTGGCAATCCTACAGTTTTTGAATACGTACAATCTGTATTTCAGAAAGCGAACATAGCACTAGCATGCTAATTCAAGTCTTTTCAAAATACTACAATTTGGCTCAGGCGGGGGACGTAGAGTTTCTCGCCTGTCCAATGCACGAACAGGATAAACCAGCAATTTTTCCACTGGTGCATCAAGACTTAAACGGTAAGGTTATGCTACAATGTAATGCATGCGGCTATATAAATATAGCTGGACAGACTTTATATGAAAATATTATTGAGCGAATGAAAAGGATGGGTAAATGGGATACGAACCAAAGCCAGGAGATTACGGAGTCGTTAGAACCAATGGATGGGCTGCAAAGCTAATTCAGTTTGGAACAATATCAAGATGGAACCACGCTTTTATTTATATTGGCGACGGGGAAATAGTTGAGGCTCGTCCGACAGGAGTAGTTATATCTCTTTCAAAGCAATATCCTAAAATTGCCTGGAATCAACATGAAAATCTTGATGATGCCACACGTGGCAAGATTGTAGCTGCAGCTCACCACTTTGTTGGACAACCTTATGGCTTTTTAGATATTGGAAATATATTCCTCAGAATTCTTGGACTCAAGGTTTTAGCAAATACACGGTTCTTAGAGCGTTTGGCAATGAAACACGGACTGATCTGCTCAGAACTGGTTTCACTGGCTTACAGAGACGCTGGAGTAGATTTAACTGGTACTCCTGACCATACTGTAACCCCTGGCGACTTAGCAGAACGTTTGATCTATCAGTGAGCCGAAAATAAGAAATGGATTTATTACCTCTTGTAAATGGCAGATCTTGTGATAACTGTACAAAATGCTGTGATGGATATATGCGGGCAGAAATTGCTGGCAAAACCATGGGCATTGGAGAAGATGGACTTCCTGTACCTTGTCAATTTGTCAAAACTGGAGAAGGATGCGGGAATTATGAGAATAGACCATTAATCCCATGTCAAGTATTTAAGTGTGATTGGCTGACAAATGAGCAAATGCCAGAATCATTTAAACCTTCAAGAAGTAATGCTATATTTTCAACTCGCACAATACGGGACGTAGAATACACGATGCTCATTGAGGCGGGTCGGAAACTGGATTCAGAAGTATTATCCTGGGCTATATCTGATGCACTCGCAAATGGCAAAAACTTTGCATGGCGAGTATTAGGAAATATATTTTGGATAGGCTCGGAAGAATTCAACAATATGATGGATGAAGATTACCCCCTTTTAGAAAATATTGAGCATGGCCAAGATATATCTTGAAAGAGCCTATATAGAGCCACAAGAGCCAGATATGGACAATTTTGTAATAGAGATCACATATCAAGGTGTCCTTGTAGGCAAGGTAGATTTAGATAATCCCAAACCTTGGCTGTATACTGTAAATAATGATGATGGGGATTTAGTGATAAATAACTCAGCAGGTATGGAAGCCAACAAATGGGATCATATTACAAAGGAGATTATGGGTGGGTAAATATATACTTCTGACTTTTATAGTAATATTTTTATTTATGAGGGCGGGATAAATGGGTAATCTAGGAGAAGATATAGATACAGCCATATTGGAGAATATAAGAGAATTGCTAGGGGCATTGTATATACAGTCTATGCGTAATTATGATATGCTTTCTATTATTGCGGATAAGCTAGGTGCAGATGCCAAAGGATTGGCCTCTCTGCACGAACAGGGAACTGTTCTGGCTCCCGCCCCATCTTTTATATTTGAGGATGAAGAAAATGATGTTCAATCTGAGTGACACATGTCACGATATAAAATTTACGCTTACTCCTGGAGAAGATACCTATCACATTTATACTGATAAGTATTTTTTCATCATTCCTAGATCTGGATTACAGAATCTACAATATGGTCTAAATGCTCATTATAAGCATACAGAGCTACTTTTTGGATTTACAGATGAAGAATTGACTATCTTACAGAAAAAACGTCCTAAAAGGTCTGCTATAGATGAAATTAACTATCAGATAGAGAGAAAGTCTTATAATGGAGAGCTAGTAGCTCCTTCTGATCTGATTTCCCGCCTTCCTTATATGTCTCAATCTAGAAATCGCAATGGAAAACAGTCAATTGCTGATTCCAGATGGAAAAATGCTATCAGAAATGAAAATCCCAAGGTTTTGAGACTCATAGAATGGTTTGAAGAAGAAGAATCCTATATTCGCACTAAATTTCCTGATGTACATTGGACAAAAGGTACATTTTCTATCTCTCCATGTCATATTTATCCAGCTAAAAAAGATAGAGGAGAAGATTCTTGGACTCCCGACAAAATTTTACGTGATTTGAGCATTGTAAATAAGTGTTTTGATAAAATTTCATCATCTCCACTAGCTGGAAAGCATGCTATAAATGAAAATGATGCTCAAATAGCCCTAGATTATCTAGATACCTTTGATTTTCATGATCTTTCTATCTCCCGCCAAATTTTTTATCACATTTTGACTCGTAGAATAGCTCAAAATTTTTATTCTGAGTACGATATTACAGATATTGATCTAGATATTTAGCTGCAGACCTTAGTATTTCAGGATTATCTTGAAGCAACCCTATTCCAGAATTGCATTTCCCACAAAGTAAACCTCTGACTTTGCCTGTTTGATGATCATGGTCTACGGATGCTTCATATCCAATAGAATTTTTGCATATAGCACATTCATTATTTTGATTAACTAGCATAATTTCATAGTCTTCACGAGTTACCCCGTATTCTCGTTTTCTTCTTGTTCGTCTTTGAGATTGCTTCATTTCTTCAGGATTTGCTTTTCTCCAAGAATTGTTTGTTTTTAATTTACATTCTTTGCAGTATGCTCCGATACCATCATTCCTAGATGAGTCTTTATGGTATTCCGATCTTTCTTTACGCACCCCGCATTTTGTGCAAACTTTATGAGTTGCATTATTTGTTTTGTAATAAGAGCCTTTTATTTTCCCCATAGATTTATTATACCACATTTTGATTAACATTTTAAATTTGATCATTTTGTTATTGGGTATTTTGGATGCATGATTCACATCCGAAAATGAAAATCAAAAAAAAATAGTGCGCCCGAAATGTCCGATTTGACTGGAATGTCTGTCAAAAATGTGGTGTACCTCACAAACTATTTTTAAAAGATGTCCGAATTGTATGCATTTTGGAGTTGAAAATGTCAGACCCCTATGATTTAATTATCTTATTGAAAGGGAAAGACCCAATCAAAAGGAAGGTTCAGAAAATGAACACTAAATACTCAGTATATCAAGAGTTCAAGGCTGACGAGTTCGTTGGTTCACTTGAAGAGTGCAAGGCTTATATCGCTGAAGAGCTTGCAGAGTTGGATGCGTTAGAACAACGCATGATAGATGAGAATTGGGAAGAGGACGAGCGTTTTGTTCCATTCCGTCCCAAGTTCTTCATATCAGAAGAACAAAACAAGAAAGGTTGGTTGTAAAATGAAAGATTGGCGTAATCAAGAGCTAGAATGCTCAGATTGTGGTAAAGTCCAAGCTTGGGATACTTGCACAATATGTCAAGTAAAAAAGCTAAAGCTTAACTAATAAAATTAAATAAGAATAAAAAAAAGAAAGTATCTTGAAAGGATAACTAAATGAAAATGAAACTACACTTTCCAGCAGAGTCTGGATATAATGTTAAAGAATCTACAACTTGCCGTTGTGGAAAGACTATCCGCTATTGGCGTGGTAGCCCGCTATCTACTTGGATGGCTACTGATTCAGGTATCTACTGCACAGGAAAGGTGGCAGAATAATGTCATACTCATTTGATAAAACTAATGACCGTTGGTCAGAACTAGCAGATGATTACCAATCTATGCTAGATGAATTGGCTTCCGAAAATATGGAAGATGTCTTTATCCCTGTTGCTAACTTTGACCCTGATGAGGTGTTGTAATATGGAAAAAGATATTTTTGGTTTCGCTGATGCGATACAACTAGACCACTTAACAGATGAACAACTAACAGTTGTTGAAGATATTTTTAAAGATTGGAAATAAATAAATGATGACTCGTAAAGACTACATCGCTACCGCTTCTATTCTTAATACTTATCTAAAGCGTAATAACTCAGAATCACACCCGCAACTTGTTGCAGAGTTTGATGAATTGGTTCAAGACTTTATTTATTATTTTGAAAAAGATAATCCTAACTTTGATTCAGATAAGTTTTGGGAAGCCTGCTTTGGCGAATAAATAAAATAAAAAAATATTTGCAAATTGTTTTTACAGTTTGCAAAAATTTTGCGCAGATTTTGCGCAGCGGATCTGCGCACCCGCACTCGGGCGTGTCGCTTAAGATGTGTTCTAATTCACATTTTAAGATGTCCGATTTGTACACATATACTGGCGAGTAATGTCAGACCCCCCTGCTATAATAATGCCATAACGAAAAGAAAGGAATTCCAAATGAATTCACTAATTATCAAAGGTGGTTGCACAAGCCACGAAAATTGCCCTAACGAATTTTATATGGAGTGGGATAAATGCACGACTTGTGGCGTTTATGTCAATGTAGACCAAGAGTTTAACGAGGGTGATGAAATTGAGTATGGTTGCCCGAATTGTGGTGATTTACACAAATTCTCAGTGTGATATAAAACACATAGACACAACGGCGTGTCACCTTGATTTTTCTCAAATAACCTGCTAGAATACTCGTATTAAACAATAAAGAAAGGTGGTCAAAATGACTACACTAAATCAAACTAACATATTCGCTTCACTTGAGATTTCAGGTAAATTAGAAAACCGAATTATCCATGAATACAATAATGGCGGTGTCCAATCTACTTATGGCTTATCTAATTATAAGCGAGCCGTAATCATTAAATATTTATTTAGTGAAAATCCTAAGTGCTACTGTGTGAAGTGCTTGTAATGAAAACTCTCATAATGCTAGCACTGCTTGTCAGTGCCTTCGTGTATAATTATCTCAACAATAAGAAATGGAAGCACTTAGACTAATGAAATATATTCACATTATCTGGATAGTTGTATTAAACTTAATTGTGTTCGCACCTTCAGCACCCGCCGCCTCTAAAAGTTTTAAGGCTCATAAGGTCAAGGGATACACAACTCACTATGATTTCTACACAGGCAAAAAGCATTAAACCAATGTCAGAGCCCTGTGCTAGAATATAACCAATAACAACCAACAAGAAAAGGAAAAGAAACATGACAGTAGCAAACAAGACTTACCAAGTAGGCGATTTGTTCACGACTCAAAAGTCAAAGGTCACAGGCGTAATCAAGGCAATAGAGCCAAAGGACGCTAACACGACTCTTGTTCTTCTTGATGTCAATGGCGAGGAACGATTCACAACCGTTACTTTCTAGTTTTAGGGAAATACCCTAAAAGTCCTGAGCATGACTAAAAAAGGCTCAACACAACCCAACAAGAAAAAAAAGGAAAACTAAATGTCACTCAATGGATACACATATCAAATCGGAGATTTGTTCACAACTAGCAAGACAGGAATCACAGGGCGAATCCGTGATTTCACACCAATTAACAACAAGCTAACTCGTGTTGGTTTAACTCTTGCAAATGGCTCATATCGTTTCGCTATGGTAAAAACCTCAAAGTAATGCTATAATTTTTAGGCGGGACTCTAGTAGTCCCGCCCTACTAATAAAAGGAGAGTAAATCAAAAATGATGACACGTAAAGACTACGTAGCAACTGCAGAAATTCTAAACTCTTATGGTTCTGAAATGCGTTTGGAAGTATTTGAGGATTTAGTAAATGATTTTGCAGAAATGTTTGCAACAGATAATGAAAGATTTGACTCAGATAGATTCTGGGATGAATGTTTTAAAACTGTAAATCACAATTAAATAAAATTCCTGAGCAAGAATTAAAACTGCTCATGATCCATAATAATTAATTGAAAGTTCAAACATTTTGCGCACACGATCGGGCGTGTTGTCAAGTACGACACGCCGTAAAATCTGTGGGTTTTATCACAAAAATATGTCCGAATTGTGTGCATTTTAAAATGGACAAATGTCAGTAGGGTCTGCTATACTTACGGCATAGAAAGAAAGAAGGTCATCAAATGAACCTAGAAGAATACAAGGCTCATGTAGAAGCCACACGCAAGCAGACAACAATGTCAGCCCTGTCTGCTATAATCAACTCAACAAAGAAAGAAGGTAGCAACTAATGCTAATCTCAGAAGCCCTAGAAGGCAAATTCGTAAAGTCCTCACAAGGTCAAGGCGTAATTCAGTACGCAGAGTTTCGTAAAAATATGCGACACTCTACACCAGAGGGATACCTTGCATATTCTGTCAAGGTTCGCCC